TATGTCCACAAAATTTATTCCTCCTTGAGTCTATTAGATTTCTTAAGGTTTAGTTTAGCCTCAAGGATTTGTAAGTTCCATGGAACATGAAGTCCACAAACATTGCTACCTTTTAGTGGTATGATATGGTCTACGTGGTATTTTACACCAAATATTTTAGAGAGTTTTTTAGACAGGGCATACATTTTAGTAATGTCAGAATGCTGCTCTTTTGTTAACCAAGTTGGGCAAGATTGTGTTTTCAAAAGGGCATACTTTTTTGACCTAGCATGTGCTTTGTCTTTATGTTTTTGGTATAGTGACCTATTGTAAGAGTTAACATAGTCTCTATTATTGTCGTTATACCTCTTTTTGGCATTTTTAACATAATCATCTGGTAATTTAGCCCACCAGTTACGAGAGTTTTTACATGCACAAGTTTTACACCAAAGACATTTTCCGTCTGGTTTACTTTTATTATTATGGAATTCCTCAGTAGACTTAATGCTTTTACATTTAGTACACATTTTTTCCACCGAGGAAACTCCCTTAATTTATTCTAGGTCGCCATAAGTCATACGCCACGAACGGATAAGACCAATCTGCTTATCCTTGATTTTGCTTGTGGCACACTTTTTCTTAATGAAGTCAGTGGGGTTCTTAGTTGCAACCTTGACTTTAGCATTGATATTGTCTACAAGTACATGCAGTTCATCAATATCTAGGGCTTCAAGTCCATCCCCAATGGAGACTTTCTTTGCAACTTCTTCTTCCAACTCAGGGTTGTGGTGAACCATTCCTTGCAGGAAAAGGATTTGTACCTTCTCTGCGGGAATTTTCAAGTATTCCCAATGGAACCGTTCACCTTGTTCCCAAAATCGTCCAGCGGCTTGAAAGTCTTTAACCTTGACAAACACGGGACGATTATGTTGGAAGAAGGCATCACGAGTCGGGGTCATAATACCTTCTCCCTATTTCAATTAGGCGATGACAGTGGTGATGAAACCACCGAGGTCGGTCGAAACAACCTTCATGTCGTAAGCCAGATTGGCTTCCAGCAGTTCAGCAACACCTTCAACGCGCAGGAAGTCACCCGTGAACGAGCGAATGTCAATACCAAAGCCAGAGGCATTATCTTCCGACCAAGTGAAGGTATAGCCAGCCGAAGGGACCATCAGACCAGCCGCACGAGGGCGATAGAAGAAGGCAGCAGCCTTACCACCAATGAAAGCGTTCGATTCGGTCAAACCTTCCGCAGCGGTATTCTTAACCGTCTCCATCACGAGGAACTCTTCGACACCGAAGATTTCAGCCAGTTTGGCATCCGTAACCAGAGCGGTATTGGTGACAGTTGCACCACCGTTCAGACGACCCAGAATATCCGGGTGGTTGATCAGTTTGTCACGGACTTGCTTACCCACAACCATAACGTTCGGCTTGAAGCCACCCGACTTGAGTTGAACGGTCTGCATGATAGCAGTAACGTCTTGAATGGGAGTAGAGTTTGTATAGTCAGACCATTGACGGACTTGGTTGGTGGACGGAGCGGACGAAATACCAGCCCAATCAGTACCCCAAACCGAAGCGGAGAAATACTTCGTAGCCCACTTGATTTCCCGGTCAATCAAGAGTTGGTAGGTCAGCATTTGTGCACCAGCCGAACGAATGTTCAGAGCGGCATCAGCATTGGCCAGAGTTTCGAAGTCGAAGTTCGTAGCCAGAGAATACACATCAGCCGAATAGGTGTCTTGCGACAGCGACATACCAACCACCGGGGCTTTGGTACGGGGGGCACGCAGTTGGACTTGACCAGTACGGTTGAAGTCTGCACGGTTATAGATATAGTACTTGTTGGTCTTTTTATCGACCGGGACACGGGGGAAAACCTTGTCAGCAATAAAACCATTTTGGTCTTGCAGATAGGCAACGGTGAGGTTAGTAAGCGGCGCGTCAACGTGGACGGCACTCGGAGTCAGCATCGGCATATTTTAATATCCTTGTATATTACTAGAAGTTGTGCTGTGGTTCAACTATTACGGAGCAGCGGTGCCATCAAGGCGCAGGTCAATCGTGAACACTTGACCCGAAACAGCAGCTTCAAGGGCAGTACCAACGATAATTTGGCCCGTAGTAGCCGAAGTAGCATTGCCAGAGGCATTGGTAGCCACAGCAGCGCCCAGAGCGATAGTACCAGCGGCAGTAACCGGAACACGACCCAGATAGGCCAAGCAAACGGCTTTACCCGAAGCAGCATCAGTCAGCGAGACACCATCAACACGCACACCAGCAGAAGCGGCAGTAACAGCAAGGCCCGAAGTCACAGTGCAGAACTTGTATTGGCTGATCGCAGCACTCGTAACGTGGCTACGGGTCAGAACATTTTCTTGAAAAGACATTCTTATTCTTCCTTATTTCTTATAGGTTTCAAGCAGAAGTTGTTTACCCTCTGCCGTTTTGATTACAGCGGCATACGCTTTGTAGAAGTCCACCTTCTTTTCTTCTTGGTGAGACTTAACCAGTTGATCAAGTTTTTGATCAGCAGTCAGAAGGCCCGCATCAGTATCAGTCTTACCAACTTCTTGGAACAGACCAGCAAATGCAGCATCAGCAGCTTTAAGCAGAGTAAGCAACTCAGCATCACCACCAATAGACTTCAACAGTTTACCGCGCTGTTCAACCGTACCTTTGAAGTTAGGAAGGTCAGTTTCAGCACGTTTATGGAGTTCTGCAACCTCTTGGGCTTTTTGAACTTCTTCTAGTTTTTTCAGGACAGGGGCAGGGATAGCGGACTTCGCTACCATCTCACCACCAAAATCAATCAACTCATCAGCCTTGGAGACTTCTTCTTTATCTGCAAGAGCCTTGGTCAGACGCTCAACCTCTACTTCAAGTTCAACCTCACGGGCAGACTTTTCAACAGGGGCTTCTTCCTTTGCCTTAGCAACAGGTTTCTTCTTTTTGGGTTTGGCTTCTTCAGCCTCACTCATGGTGTCTGTGGCATCCTCTTCGGGGGTTTCCACTTCCGTAGCAGGATCATGGCTCTTGGCCTTCTCCAACTCTTCTTGTTTGGTTTCATCCGTCATTGTATCATCTCGTTTGAAGAGGGCGACAGTAGCCGACTTGTTCGCGGGAGAATCCACGAGCGACACTTCGTCCAGTTGCAGGTCAAGGAGTTCGTTCATTGGATTTTCTCCCTCTTAGCCCGTCCACCAATGGAGAAGGCTTTCAGTTCACCGGATTTGACTTTAGCCCAGACAGAGTCATCATAGACTTTACAAGCCACAATCCAGCCTTCCTTGTTACACTGAATGCCCAGTGCATCACAAAGTTCTTTGGTAATGGGGAAGGAGTGTACAAACTCTCCAATCTTACCCCCATCGTGCATTTCTTTAGTTACCCTAGCTGATAGCATAAACTCTGTAGCAGCCTTGACAAGAGTAGCAGGTTTGATTACATCACCTTGAGTGTCAACCACGGGAAGACCACCCTCAGTAATTACACTCGCCCACCCAAAAACTAAACGCTGCTCATTATCAGCCTTAAGGATTCGGCCTTGAATTTCATACTTACTCATTAGCCTGCGGCTCCCGGATAAATCTTCTTAGGTGTCTTGAGTTGTGCAAGGGCTTTCTCTTCATCAGCCTTTTGCTTTACACGGTCCTTGATGTACTCCTCCTTGTTGAATGGGAGTTCAGCAATGTGCATAAGTTCACCAACGGCATCAATCTGGTCAGCCAAATTAATGTCAGCACCATTAAGGTTACGAAGGAAGGAAGCCAACTCTTTAAGGTCATGGGGTGCCACATCACCAGCAACCAGTTTAGGCATAACATCCCACGAGAAACCATTCAGTTTCCAAAGGGGTTCTATCAACTGCTTATTGAGTGTATCAATAATGTTATTGATGTAGCTTTCCATAGACCTAAGAAACAAATCCGTCTTAGTCTTGGACAAGGCATAGGAGCCTGTAGCACCACCACCAAGCATCATAAACTCTGCCATAACAGACCGGGCAATGTCATGCTGATAGCGTTGGATTACTGGATCAGTATCAATAGCACGGGTGCCATTAGCAGTGATCAGTTCAATATCCATCAGTCGTTGTGCAGTAGGCTTACCATCCGCATCCGTGTAAGGGTCAGAGGGAAGGAGTGCATACCCTTGCTCGTTATTCTTCAAGTCACGAAGGATACGTTCAAACTGTTGACGAAGGGCGGCTTGATCTGCGGTAGCATCTGCACTAAGATATTCAGCAGGCATACGGCCAATCGGAACACCATGAAGTTCACGCTCAATAGCAATGGCTTCATAACTCTGAATACGATTAAGATAAGTATAGGCCACAAAAGCATTACGAAGCACAGAACGACCAGTGGGGTCATTGTTCAGGCTTGTGGTTCGGTAATAGACACTTTTCTCTACAGGGATATAGACAGAAGCCTTTCCCCAAGAAACCATTTGGTGCATACCAAGGACTTCGCTAGTCTCTTTGTCCACTTCGAAGCGGTAAACTGTCCAAGGAGCACGAATAGCAAGTTTCTTGATACCAATCTTGCCATCATTATATTTGCTGTTCTTTTTACTAGAACGGGTATCCCCACCACGGACCTTATAGACTGTTTCAAACCACGAGAAACCATAAGTCAAAGAAGACAGTGCCTCTGCAATATGATC